TTCTGTACTGTGTCAGGGTCTGGTCCTGTCACCATGGCGGCTGCAAGTGTCCCAAGCCGAGCGGGTGTGCTAATAGTGCCGACCTGCAAGTATTTTGTGCCATCCTGCGAAACCCATACGTTGCAGGAACCCCAATCGCGCGATTGTCCTGCCGCACCAATCCAGATTTGGTTGCCTTGATACTGGGTCAATCTGCTTGTGGCCTCAAACATCACGACTTCGGAGTTGCCGGGTTGTGAGTAGGAATTAAGTAGGGCTGTCCCGGTCGAGATTTCTTTGTTGTAAATCGAAGGCTGATGTACGCCCCAAAGGTAATCCTCACACGCGATCTCAAGCCCGTCCTTGGGGTCATCGACAACCTTGGTAATCCGCACCGGCAAAGTTATGATGCCTAGACTGATATTGTTTGAATTCACAGCCCACAAAGAAGATGTGGTGATGTTGATAATATCCATCGGCTCAAGGTAGGAGTAATTGTAGGGCACCGAAAACGTGTAAGTGTTCCGAATGTTAACCGACCGCTTGACGCGCATCGAGGCTGCAAACGTTGCGGTTGGCAGTGTGGTGATAAAGTCCCAGTCTTGCGGGTCTTCAAGCCTCAGCCCATACCTGTTAATGGCACCCTGGTCAGATTCTTGCACGATCTCATCTGCATATTGATTCGAGCGATTCTTGAACTGGACCTGTACTTTGTTATTGGCATCCTGCCATGCACTACGCTCAATCTTTACCGGGTCTTCACCGTCCTTGGCGATGAAGCAAGTGTCATCAAGAGAAACAATAGACTCCGTGGGAGCAATCCATGTGCAGCCGTTCCCCGCTGCGCTCGTATCACCGTAGGGGACGAGCTTCATCATCCCCTCAGACATAAAGGCGGCACACATACCAGCCTCAAGCCACTTGCTCATGGTGGATGCGGCAGAGTCTTGACTGTCAATGACCGGGGAGATGAAATAGTTCTGAGCAGCGAACCAATTCCATGCCGTGCTATTTGCTGACTGAGTGCCCGCAGTTGCCGGTGCTCCCCATGTGCCGGATGCGCCGTTATCAATAGTGGAGACGGGGAACGGGACTTGCCCACTTCCTAATCCCCACATGGGGTTGGTTAGCACCGCCTGGATACAAGTGACGGGGTTACAATCCACAATCCCCCCACCGTAGGAGTAGCCGCCGGTTAAGACTTCAAATACGTTGTCTTGAATCTCTGCGTCTGTACCTAAACTCATCGGGGCAAACAACAGATACGCTATACCCGTGTAACCCATTGCCTCGCCGGAGTATAGATATTCGGCGGCTGACTGACCTTGTGTTCCTTCAAATAGCTCAAAATTCAGCGTCGTGGGGGCTGGGGAGGCAACAGCATTAAGATTCTGGTACGACCAGGTGATGAGGACTTCATTGCCAATGTCACCGGAGGCAAACTGGTATTCTGGCGCTGACGAGTTGTTTGAGGTGAAGCTATAGGTTCCTGCAAGAGTTGGAGTGCCACTGACAGCAGTCAGTGCCTTACCATCAAGGCTGTTGCCGTTGTTGTAATATGCGACACCGAAGTCAATCTGTGGTCCGTTGTTGCCACCGGGATAAATGGCATGAGAACTGGTAATGAGATCAGTCTCCTGAGCCATGAATTGCGTAAGCTGGTATTGGTAGGAGACCTCAAGGGTTTTCCCGATATTGGAGGCGGCGAAGTGGTAGGTATTGCCGACCGACGCGGCTGATGCGGTTGCAGTCTGAGCGACACCAGCGGCGTTATTGACCGTGATGCTCGTCGCTGTAGACGCAGAGCAGGTAAACGATCCGTTGTTTGCTGCATTGGCAAACCCGCTAATCGCAAATGCAAAACCGGCGTAGTTGTTAGACGCACCGCTGGTGTAGGGACTCGTGCCCCCGGTGAAGGTTCCTGTGTATGTGGTGCTGCCGCCTGATGCTGTGGTGCATGACGTGACGGCGAATGTGCCAATGCTGGCGGGGTTGACCGAGTATTCCCCCGCTGTCAGTGTCGTTCCATAGGGCACCAGGATCAGTGGGGAGTAGTTTGTGCCGCCTAAGACGGTCGCAGCCGGGGCACCGTAGTCCGTGTAGCTGCCACTGTACGTCGTGGCGATCCCCACCCCATTGTCGGCGAGCAGAGTAGTCGCATACGCTGGCGTATAAACCGAGTATGCCAGCGTAATCGAGTCGCTGCCATATTCATTAGCAAGCCAGGTTTGCCCCGCCCAAACATTGCCAATGGCCGTTACTGGTCCTGCACAGAGAGCGGTAATAACGTCGGCGGTGTACAGATACTCGTTGTCGCCTTTGCCCCCACCCTTGCCTCCGCCGCCACTATTGCTCTGCGCCTCGGTGGAGTTCAGCCCATCCAGCCAGATGAGGGATTGCTGTATTTTCTGACAACCAAGGACGACAGGGATGGCATACCCCTGCTTGCTTTGGGAGATCCGTACCCCATTGAGTTTGGTGGGGAGATTACTACTGCCAAAGATGCTCATGTTTAGCTTTCCCGGTCGTCATTAAGCGTGAATATCTTGCGTGTTACGCCGTGTAATTTAGGGTGGGTGTCGGCGTTTGCAAGCCTCACACCACCGTGTGCCAGGGCATGGACGACGGTCGGCCACTCGATTACTATTCCGCCATGAGCATAAGCATGACCAAGCTTAAACAACACGACATCACCGGGCTTGACTTCACTCTCCGGGATTTCGTGGGTGAATCTCTCTACGATGCCAAAGTAAGTTTTATCGGGTTTATGCTGAGCAACTTGCAAACTGTAGTCCATCGCTATATTGAGGTTGCCTTGCGGAATGAGGTCGCAAGCCTGAAATACGGCTTTGAGTAGCATCCCGCAATCCACGCCACCTTTGGAGCCTTTTATCTGAGCCCAACCGCGATAGGGGGTGCCGATCCACGTCTTGGCTTCCGCTACTACTGCTTGTCTCTCTTGATCTGTCATGGTTACACCGCGTCTGTGCTTGGTGGGGTAAACGGCGTTCCACCAAAGTTGATTAGGTTATTGGTTGATACTCCTGAGATTTGAACAACGGATGAGCACATGGACATTGTTTTGCTGCAACCTTTGATGACGCTGAATGTATCCCCGGCTGCGACCGGCATAATCCACGGGGCATTTAGTTCTAAGTAACCTGAGGTATCGTGCAATTTGACTGATTGACTCAACCCGTCGTTGGCACCGCTGGTACATCTCACAACGCCCTGCGTGTAGTAGCCCGCAGCTTGGGAGAAGGCTGTCGCTGGAACGAGGGTGTATTGTGTGCTGGCTGACGCTGCTGTAAATGCCACGGTGTAGTTGGCTGCGGTAAGGGTGCAGTTGGAATCACAAAATGACCATGGGCAACCGGCCTGAAACAGCCGGGTGGGTATTTTCATATTCAGCAGATACATCGGGTCTGAGCATTCAAACTCGACATGGACGCGATTGATGTCACTGATTTTGGTAACGGTGCCGACGAATTTGGTTTCCAGACCAGCAGATACATTGCCGTAGTTTCCCAATGGCATATATGCCGTAAGCACTGTAACCGTGGCAGCATCAAATAGGCCTTGCAGGGCGGCATTCAGGAGTCCAATCGTAGTGCCGGGGTATACAGTTGTTTGCTGAGACACGCAAGTCAGAGCCATGGTGTTTGCGTTCAAGTTGAACCCTGCTTCGCTCGTGATAGCACCACGGCTCCATCTGCCATATTGAGAGGAAGAGAATGTAGTCGTCGCACCAGCCCAGCCGCCAGTGCCTGACGGGACAGTTATGTTCTGCGGCCCTTCGCATAGATAGACTTGTGTACCTGTTGGCAATGTGAGAGTAAAGAGATCGGACTTGAGGCAGTTTGGGTTAGTTTGCAAGAATGTAATTAGGGAGGTTGGCATTCGTTTCATTAGTTACCTTCTATACTGCCTTTGCAGCTTTAATAGCTCTCGTACATAGCGCCCAGCGTCCTGGGGGTACTGCCTTACTCGCTGTTCTCATCCGCGTAAAAGAGTATTGGGCAACAAAGTAGTTTTAATTCGGATTCCCAATGACAAGCACTTGCCACGTGAGCGAGTTTGTCGCGGCGGCGGTCACTACGGCATTATTGCTGGATACGGCGCAGTAGACGCCGGTTGTGTTGTTAGTAGTCGCTTGCACAAAGCAGAGCGGCGTACTGCTGTAGCTATGCTGGAGAGATACCGTGCAGGTGGACGTGCTGGACATGGAACACTTTCCGGCAAAGTCGCCTGTTGCCGCCTGATTAAGATGGTTGGTAACTGCAAGACTGTTGGCGACGGTGGCGCTGCCATTGCTGCTCACAGTAAATGCCGGGGTGCTATAGTTCGCGCCGCCCTCGTATACGACGAAGCCGCCCGTGCCCGCTGTCGAGTGGTTGTTGATGACGACTGAGGATGTTCCCTGGCTGTCGATCTCGGTGCCTCCATTCGTGTAGGCAATGAAGGGCGACATGGGAGTGGTAGCGTTGGCGTTGCGAAGTTGGCAACCGGTTAGGCTCTGGCATTCCCACTGCCACGTCTCGGTTGAGCCGCTATAGAAATTCAACTGGCCCCACTGCGAGGTATTTCCGCTCGAATCTATGAAGTAGATTTCAGATGGTGTCGTGCCGCCGCTGTCAATAACCACACCGCCGGTTCCTGAGTTGGCAGAGCCGTTGATTACCACCGCGCCCGTGCCAGCAGAGTTGAGAACGGTCTGATTGTTCGTGCTGCCCGTGGTTGCGATCTCGGCAACCGCATTCGGCGCAGTGACCTGGTTCGACGCCGTCCACGTCACGGTTGGCTGCGAGGTGTAACTCGCTCCGCCAGCCGTCATCGTCACGCTTGAAACCGTCCATCCGCCAGAGCAGCTCGAAGCGGCCATGACCGCCGTGCCCGCCGCGCTGCTGCCGCCGCCCCCAGTGAAGACAATGGTCGGCGGCGTGGACGAGGAGTAGCAGCCGCCATTGTTCAGGATCACGTTTGTTACGACTCCGGCAGTGGGGCTGAGATATTGGCCAACCGAGATACGGTTGATGTTGTTGAGCAGGTCCTGCACATACCAGATCTGCTGGCCCGCCGTTCCATCGCTCAAGCCTTCAACCCAGCGATAGCCGTAGTCGGTCTGGTATTCCGTAACGCGCCCGCGCTCGTTGCCCAGGCCTATGCCGAGGCGCTGGTGATCGGTGACCGTCGCATCCTGCTGGCTCCCGTACCAGTCGCCCTTTATTCCATTCACGGTACGATGAAATGAGTCCCAGAATGAGTTGCGGCTTCCGTTGTCGATCAGGTCACCAGTGAAGAGTGTCCCGCCTGTCGCCACGTAGTTATAGCTTGATCCAGAATCGGCCTGATACTGGATCGTAGAGTTCTCGTTACGCAAACCGTTGATGGTGTTGTTAACGGCGTTCGCGCCGAGGTGGACCATAGTCGAGCAACCCTCAACGTCGCCACCCGTCCATGTGTTTCCGTCACCGTAGACTACATTGATTCCATAGGTTCCAGCGATGGGATTGCCGCCGCTCGTGGGGCAGACGATGTGCGTCTTGACGAAAGTGCTGGCATTAGCGAAGCTGCCAGCTGGACTCGTATTTCCGGTCAGATACCATCCTGTTCCAAAACCGTTCATCACTATGTCGATGAAAGTTCCGCCCGCGTAGTTTCCGCCGCCATCCAGCGTGATTCCAATTTGGCCGGCACTCTGATTTCCATTCAGATAAAGATTGTCCAGCCGTATTTCCTGCGTCCGGTAGAAGTACATCGCTTGCGCCGCGCTGCCTGCGCTGGCAGTGTTGATGTTCACGTTCTGCATCCAAAAGCCGTTTGTGTTCGCCGCATAGGTGGGATCGCCAATCTGGAAAGCGTTGCCGCTCCCGGTGTAGACCCAGACAGTACCTCCAGCCGCGCCATTGGCGTTCGAGCCGCCCTGGTAGGTGCATCCCTCAATGCGGACATTGCGAACGCCAACGGGAACGATAAACTGGTACGCAGACGTGAGCGTTGCGCAGGGAAGGTAGACAAGGACATTCGGGGTTGACAGGGTAACGGTTTCGGAAATCGTCAATGCACCCGTGGAACTTCTGCCATCGCAAACGCCGCCATAGGTGGAACTCTGCGCGACTACGCAATTCATCAGCTTTGCGCCAAAGTCCGCTCCGGGGAATGAGGCGATAGAAGCAACCAGTCCGCCTACTGAAACCGAAACCGAGCCTGATACATTCACGGGATTGGAGTTGTCATGCTGCCAAATAACATTCACACTGCCAGATGGAGCGGCTGGAGTGGTATTGGAAAAGTTCACCCCCGGAGTCTGCGCTTGTATTCCAGCCGCGAGTAATGCAACACAACAAATAACAAATGCCTTATACATAGTTAGACCACCATATTGTTAACTTCGATAACACCGAATGTGCTGGTTGATGTGATGCTGCCTATTGTCGCCACTGGGGGTGCCACGACTGGTGTGACCGTCACAGCACCAGCAACTACCGCCGTAGAGTCATAGACAAATTCAGACGCGAATTTGATACTGCTCATATCCCATAAATCCACGCCGTTATTTGAGGTGAAGGTGCGAGTGGCGTCTATCGTGTCTGAGTCGAACCGGCAAGCGAAGTAAAATGCCCCACACCACGACAGCGTTGCACCAGAAGGTGGAGCAGCGGAAAAGGTTATGAGTCCCGATTGTGACAACGTACAGGATGAAGTAATCGTCCCATTGACGTATATGTTGATGTTCCCATTTATGCTCTGGATAATGTCCAGTGCCCCCGCGATTCCGCCGATATTTCGAGCAAGCTGAAACACCGTCGAAGTGCCATTTGCAATCGCGGATAATGGGGTAATTGAGCCGCTGGTTACGTCCACCATAGTAGAGGTAGTGAGCGGCACATAATTGTCTTGCGGGTCATTGAAAAGAAACAATCCATTCTGACCACCGCAAGCCATAAACAAGCCCATGAATCCAGCTACGACGGAAGAGATATAAGACTCATTGCCTTGTATTGCATCCAAGTCATATTCAAAGGCCCATGTGGGGAATGGCATTAGTCCAACGGATGCGTTACCTCTACCCGCTGCTACCTTTTGCACGACGGTGTTATAAGTAGACGATTTGTGTAACCCCTTAGCCATACTGAGGGGGAAGTTTGCCATTATGGGGTATGTCATTATGCTGCCCTTTTATTTTGTTTCCGTAGCTGGGCATTAACGTGCTTAGAGAATGTTGCAGCGTGCTTCTTTAGCATCTTCTCCACTCCGTCAGAGTCAATAGCCGAGACGTTGGGTGCATAGGTTAGGTTATTGTGGTGGTGAACATCGCCCTTGCCACCCGACCCGGTGTTAGAAGCAACCTGCTCAGTCAATGCCCTCGATACAACCGTCTCGCCAGGGCTGAGCATGGCTGGCACAGTATCCCCCGTACCGGAGCCGGGAACCAATCCGCCCTCAGCGAAGGCTAACGCTGCTGTCATTGCGGCTGTCGCGGCTGCACCAGCGCCCGTATCAATCGGCCATGGTGCGGCTGAGAAACTAGCCATCATGTTTGCACCGGCCAGGGATGCGGCTGCAATTTGCTGGGTTTTATCTGCTGCTATCGCTGTTGCGGCGGCTGCTGATGCACTTGCGGTATCCGATGCTTTCTGCGTGACTTGTGTCGTCTCGTGGTGAATCAGCCTCTGTATGTCGCCCCATAGGGCCTTTTCCACCTTCTTCATTTCCATTTCGATGAACTGCTCTGCCATTTGTGTGGCGAGCTGCTGCATCGACTTGCCGAAGTTCTTGCCTTCGGTGACCATCTTGGCAAAGTCAGCATTGAACTGGTTTTGCACTTCCTTCATCTTTTGCTCTAGGGGTGTGAGGGCATCCTTCTCTTTCTGGATTGCAGCCACGCCCTGCTGTGCCGCCAGTTGCTGGTCGTGCCCCAGCTTGATTTGCAGAGCGTCAATTTCAGTCAGCAACAGCTTTTGCTGGTTGAGGAAGGCGATGTACTTGGGATCTGTCTTGTCGCCGTGGCTCTCCGCCAGTGCGGCCTGTTCGTCAAGCTGTATCTTTTTCTGGATTGCGGTAACTTCTAATGCTTCCTCTTTCGCAAGTGCAGCTTCCTTCTCTGAGGTCTCCTGGTTAATGAGCGCAATCTTTGCATCGTGCGCCTGTTTCCACGACATCGTTTCGTGAGCCACAGCGGAGTTGATAGCCTCTTCTTGCGAGGCAAAGCTCAGCTTGGTTTGCTCGTCCTCAACTCTGAAGGCTTCCTTGGCAAACTTTATGCTCTGGTCGGATGCTTCCTTGGCGAACCCTAGCTTCCGCTTAACGGCTTCTTCGTCCAGTGCGGTTTTCTGCTTGTCCGCGTCCGCTGTTGCTTCCACATCCTTTTTGTCTCTCGCGGCTCTCGCATCCATGAATACGTTGTACAAGGCAGAAACATCGTTAGCGTACTGTGCTTCCAACTCCCTTTTCTTGGCTAGATCACCGGCTGCGGCCTTAACCTCGGCCTCGTATATCTCTCTTTTACCCTCAAGGGTTTTCTGGGCGAATGTCACGGCGTTGGTGTATTCTGCCTGGTCTGCGGCGATGTGTGCTGCTAATTGCTTGTCAACCTGCCCATCGGATGTTGGGTTTGCTTTTGTGGCCGCTGCGAGGTTAGCCTCAACTTCCGCGTCGGCCACCTTTTTAACCATTGCTGCTTTTTGTTCCAGACCAGCGACTTGGGTTTTAACCAAGCTCACTTGCTCGGCCATTGATTTCGTCGCTTCTCCCGTGCGGTCGTTACCTGTCACGACAGCCCTTGTTTGGTTTATAAGAGCGGTAGCCTTTTGCTGGTCCTGTAATGCATCGACCACGGCCTGTTGCACAGCAAGGCCGTCTTTGTCTGCACCAATGCCAGCCTCTTTCAGGATGGCGTTGTCTGCTTCAATCCTGTTTAGGTGGTCAGCTACCTGAACGTGGTTTTGTGTTATGTCAATAATCTCTTGCTGAGCACGTTGAACCTTTAGTGCGGAATCGAGGGTGCCTTTGAGTAAGTCACCAGCACCTTTGGTATCACCCTTTGCTATAAGTGCATCGTACTGAGTCTTGAAGTCATTAATAGCGGACTTTGCACCGTCAGAACCTGACTTAAACACTTCCCAAAAACTGTTATTCGCCTTGACCTTCGCAAAGATCTGATCTGCTTCCCCACCAAACTTGTCAAATGTATCCATCAACTCTTTGAGTGATTGATGGTCAAGCAGTTCCAGTTGCTTGTTCAGGGCACCGATGTGATTACCGGCTAGTTCATCGGCTTTAATTCCAGCCTCTATCAGCCTGTCCCCAAGTCCCTGCAATACCATCGTGGACTTGGTGCCAGCGTCCACTTCAGCGTTGCCCAATTCTCTCGCGGCGGTGGCAGCTTTCTCGTGGGCTTGAACGAGCTTTGACACAACCTCAATGGCAGCTACGACGCCGAGGATGGGCAGCATGGCCGTGAATGCAGCCCCAACAGGACCGATGCTGGCAATGAGCGACGTGAGGGCACGGGGCAGGTGTACGCCCGTGGCTTCCTCTAACAGCATGACCCCCTCACGACCTTCCCGCATCGAGCCGGAGACACGTCCACCGGCAGACTCTGATCTGTCCGCTAGATCATCAAGGTTGCCTTGCACTTTACCGAGGTCGTCTGAGAACTCAGCGGTTTCAGCCTGGAGTTTTACAGTCAGTTTGCCAATTTCGGCCACTATATCTACCTCTATGCCCTCTTGAGCGAGGGCCAGCACTCGTCAAACAACTGCTCCGCGTCTGTGCGGCCCTGACTTGACAGGCTTGCAATGGTTCTGGTTCGTATCTTTTGTAGCTTTTCTGTCGTTGTGCAAGCGGGAAGTTGACCGATAACCTGCTTTATGAGTCGCTTGATTTCCAGGGTGTTCTCTCTGTATGGGTCCGGCTCTCGCACGAAGTCCATCGGTTCTATCAGGGGGGCATCTGTACTGGCACGGTTCACGTTGTAAATAGCCGCTGCAGTCAGAGCATTTGCATATCTATCCATCTTGAACTTGAGGTTACGGCGTTTACAGAGCGCCTGAAATGTCAAGGGTGTTAAGTCTTCAAATTCCTCAATTGCCAGTCCCAGGTCATACCGGGCAATCGCCCATAAGTCCACCCAGGTCTGCGGCGGCTCTTCTAGGCGGTCGCCGGAGTCTCTACGTTTGGGCTGGCAGTTGCACCCGTTTCCTCTTCTTGCGCTTTCCTGTATGCCTCCACAACGCCGGGAAACATGAGGTTGAATATCTCATCACTGAGCAGTCGTTGCGCTTGAGGGTTGAGCATATCCAGCACGTTGTCAAGAGTGACCTCCGGGTTATAGCGATGTAATCCGCCATGAACAACTTGAGGAAACTGCTTGCCGCTGGAGATGGACTTCCATGATTCAATCTTCTTGAGGTCAAGTCCAGTTGCATCTTCGATGAGGGCTATAGACCTGTAGTCATAGCAGAGTCTCCACACTTTCTCGGTGCCATCCTCGTTGTCGATGACTAGCTTGAAATAGGGGGTGACGCAAGTCTTAATGATACTTTCGTTTTTCATAGTTCTCCGTTATGAGACGGCGGGAGCGTTAGCTCCCACCATCAAACACCATCCGGGGTGGTGTCTATTAGGCTCCAGTTGTTACGATGGTCCACGGGCCGGTCAGTTTCACCTTGTAATCAATCGTGGCGGGTTTGTCGAGCGGTAGAGCTATTGTTGCTGATTCGACAATGCCGCTGAAATTCTTGCCGCCGAGAGAAAGAGGGTACGCAATCTCAAAGGGAACAGCAGCGCCAGCAAAGCGGATAGCTTCTAGGGCTACCTGAGAGGTTTCTCCGGGGCTGTAAAGGCACTTAATATCGCACGTGCCGGGTTCCTGAGTTCCACCGATATAGGTGTCTACACCGGAAGTAGTGAGCATATTGGTGGTTTTCTCTGTGGAAACCTTGTCTCCGCTAAATGAAACTGATGTGACGCCATTAAGTACGGTGAAAACTGTGGGCGTTGCTACTGTTGCGAATTGTACGGTGGTGCCAAGCCCAACGATGGGCGCGAATGTAGTTGGCATGAGTTACTGTTAGCTATTGTTGTACTTGAGATATTGCTTCCCTAACCTCTATGGGTATGTCGCTGTGACTAACCCTTGTAAACCGATGATTACTTTTCTTTCCCCCGGTGCTTGCTCTCTTTGTAGGCATCGTTCGATGACTTTTGCAGTCGTTCTGAACTCTCTTTTGCTCTGCTGTCTCTTGCGTCGTTTTCTCTATGTGCGGCGTTGCGGTCTCTGCGGAGCCGGGAAGGTGACACTCTGCCAGTCTCCCGGTCATTGTCATCGTTCTCAATCATGGCCTCAGACTGATCTCTAGCGACCAGCTTGGCGTATAGTTCGTTAATGCCCAGCATGAACACGTCAAGGACGCGCTCTTGACAGTCTGACCACGCCTGGCCCATCCAGTGACGCCCCGCGATAT